CAAATATGACTGCATGAAAGTAGTTAGCCCTAAACTAGGCAACTGTTTTTCTGTCTTAAATGTACCGGGCCGTACAAGTATAATGATTCATGCCGGAAACTATGTTAATGGTATTCATCAGAACTCTACTGGTTGTATTTTACCTGGCGAGTTTTTTGAAGATATTGACAATAACGGAACTATTGATATTTGCAATTCAAAAAAGGTTATGAATACTTTGAATGAGATTTTACCGGAATTATTCACTTTAATAATTATATAATATGTGCTGGAAAAAGAAACCACCGATAGTTATAGTACCTGCAAAACGTAGATTACTAACATTTGGGAAAAACGTATATCCCGGGAACAGTTTAAATGGATGCTGGAATGATTCCTTAAACCTATCTGATAAGGCACTCGGTATGTTCTCTGATTTTGATATTCGTAAATATAGAGACGGCGACGTGACAGCAGATAGATATTTAACGGAAGCAAAAAATGCAATTCAGTTACTATCCCCCGGCGCAACTGTTTTGGTTATGGCTGATTCGTGTTATTCAGGATCGGTCACACGGGCTATGTCAATGGGTTGTCAACAGGAGAAACATCCTACAAAAGCTAGGTTTTTTTATCCCGGAATCCCTCCCCGACAAACTAAAAAGAAAGCGTTCTCAACCGAAGGGATGAATCACGTTTTGATAAGCGGGTGTGGGGAACATGAAACGTCAAATGACGCATATATAAATGGCAAATACGCGGGGGCTTTCACGTTCTATGCGGTCGCTGTTCTTGTTAAAGGCATGACTTACAAACAATGGTTTGAAGAGATAAGAAAATATTTACCTTCTGACAATTTTAATCAGTCTCCACAGCTTGAAGGTCCGGAACATCTTATTAATAGAGTCGTTTTTGAGGACGAAACTTTGATAATTCATAATTCAAGTCACGGATCATATACCTATGACACTAACGGAGATGAGGCCGACGGTCAAGATGAAGGACTGTATTTTAATAGACTTGTGATAGATGACGAAATAAGGGAAATGCTTAATGCCATCCCTGTCTGATAGTTAGTTAATAAATAACTATTAATTACTGTGTTTATATACGAATATATGCATATATTTACACAATGAAAATATCCGGAATATATCAAATAAAATCAACAAAGATACCGACTAGGATTTATATTGGCTCTTCTAATAATATATTAAAGAGATGGACGGAACATCTTAGATTGTTGACCAGGAATGAACATCATTCAAGGAAGCTTCAAAACCATTATAATAAGTATGGGAAAAATGATTTGCAATTTTCTATATTAATTGGATGTGATGAAATTAATTTGATTGCAAATGAACAATTCTTTATAGATTCATATAGACCTTATTTTAATTCCGTTCTAAAAGCAACAATGGGATCCCATCCAAAAGGAATGGTTTCTGGAAATAAAGGTAAAAGGGGATTATTTCATCATACCGAAGAGCATAAAGAAAGAATGAGACAATTAAAATTAGGAGTCCCGAGATCTGAAGAAACTAAACAAAAATTAAGTAAATTTTTTAAAGGTAAAATGGTTGGTGAAAAAAATCCATTTTATGGAAAACACCATACAAAAGAAAGTATTGATAAAGCTAACGAAAAAAGAAAAGGACAAGTAGCTTGGAATAAAGGCAAAAAGGGGTTAATGAAACATACTGAAGAATGGAAAAAACAACATGGTATTGATATGAAAGGTGCAAAAAATCCAATGTTTGGTAAAACACATACTCCAGAAGCAAGGGAAAAAATAAGGCAAGCGAGATTAAAAATAGCATAATATGACTTTTATCATATTTCAACTAAAAAGAATAGCGTAAATTTGAACGTAAAATATTAACTAAAAACTATTATTATGGCACTAAAAGCAGCTAATTTCAACTTTAAAAAAGACTGGCTAACTACCGTAACAGGTATTGTTGCGCTGGTTATTCCTATTCTTTCTTTGGTTGGGTTAATAACCCAGGATCAGGCTACGGGATTACAAAATAATCTTGGTGTTATCGCTACCTCAATATCCGGTATTGTTGGCGCGGTATCCGCTATCGTTTTAATGTTTAGTGGTCAGAAGGTATGAAAAAACTCATCCTTCTCCTCTGCTTAGTGGCATTTATGACCACTGTACAGGCACAGCAACCGCATGCTAAGTTCTTCGCGCCGGTTCCGACTGATCTATTCAAGTCAGGAGTTAAAGCCGTAAATCCTTCCGTTTGGCTTCTGAGACCTACAGCAACGGTAACTGCAATTCAGTTAAACTGGAATAAGGTGACAAAATCCTTTGACGCTTCCGCTTTAAGTTCCGCGGGTCTGGGTGTGAGTTATGCACACTATATCGAAGCGAACGGATTACCTTATAATAATTTTTCATTGAACGCGTTACTTTTACTTGGTGCAAGTCTCGAAAACCCTGAGCCGGCGAATATGTCATTCGCGCTCACAGGTAGCTTTATGAATTTTGTGAGTCTCGGAGGGCTGTATAATTTCAGTAATAAATCATTCGGAATACTTACAGGTGTTTTGATTAAGTTTTAGCGTAATTCATCGAATTGCGTTTCTCGGGTTCCATACCCAACAGGTTAGTTATTCTTGCAGGGATTATGAAAATATTCCCTGCTTTTTATTTGTATATATCAAAACAGTTTTATAATTTTGGTTCATAGAATCACTATTCCTGTATTTGTACGCTAGTACATCATTTACTAAAATCCTGATACCGTTTTTTGAATACGTTATAGGGTTTTTGTTACAGTTTTTCCCAGTGTCTGATTGTATCGAGACAAGATCCAAAACAAAGCAGAATAAAAGTTCTGGTGCGATAAATAAACCCAGTCAACGTGCGACACCTCACGAACTGGTGGGTGATTAGTAGAGATTCAATACCAGCCTTAACCCAAAAGGACAACTTTAATCTGAGTGCTTTAATAAAGCAAAAAGGAATATTTAAGAAATATCACCCAAAAAGGTGTTATATAATCAACTGAAGTATTTTTAAAATAATTCAAACTATTTTCAAAAACATGACGAATATCATTGTTTTGTGTATATCCTGAGTTGTATCTTTACTGAACATTAAAACCGACTAAGATGAAAACACGAAAAACAAAGTCATGTACATTAATTCCAGTCATGGATAATATCTGGACAGTTAAAGAGGAACCATCTGTCGATCTTGTATTTTCTGAAGATGATAATGGATATTATTTTCAAATTGGCAGAGATGTTTCAATAGTTTTCGATTCTCTTTATCTAGCAGTAAGAGCCTATAAGACCAAAAGGGAAAAGATATTTAACTAACCTTAGTCGGTACGGGGCGATCACATCAAACCGTTTATCGACTATTTTTGCAAATATGATTTTTATCATATTCTAAGTAAAAAATAAGCTCGTAATTCGCAGTAGTTAATTGAGAGAAAATATGATTTATTTAAGCATACAGGGCAAAGACGGTACCGAAACCTACAAACTTCATTCGGACCACAAACGAGAATCAGAACTGAAAGCAGAGCTTTTAAGCAAGTTTAAGGATTCGGACATGGTTACATTAACTGGCGACGGCTTAGAGCCTGAGACTATTCGTTTAGATTGTCTGTTCACAAGAAATAAAGAGAAATGAGAAACCTATTTACATTACTATTCCTGGCAGTCGGACTTTGCGAAGTCCTGATATATCTTCTCAGAGACACTTCTGAGAATCTCTGGTTCGGAATCGGCCTATTAATAGTTGCAGTAATAATCCGTTTATTGAAAGGTGAAGATGAGACCGTTCAGAAGTAAGACTCCGACGAATAAATTCTTTTGCAGACATTATGGAAGAAAATTTAATACCGTTTATATGGCTTTGATCTGTTTTGATTTGGACATGAAATTACTTGAACAAGGCAAACGAAATTCAATACCGATAAAAAAATGAAGAAGCTACATTACTTAAATCCCATCCCTTTTGACCCGTATCTTTGCGGAACTGAACCTATCGAGGACGTTGAACCGATTACCTGGACTTACAAGTTTGAAGGCCGTATTATATGGTCTACTGCACTGATTGAATTATTTGAAACATGCTATTATGAAAACTGACACAACCCTATACGTCCTTTCCGATCTTGCAGAGTGTAAAACCTTGCAGGAAGTTGATGCGGTACATAACAAGTATCTTCCGAGGCTATCGAATAACCAGAAGCCGAAATTTTTGATTGTTGTGAGACACGCTCGCGAACGCGTAAAAAATAATAAGTAAAGTTCATTGTCATATCGAAAATAAAGTTTAAATTTGTATTGGATTTTACTGAGGAGTAAATGATACAAATTAAAGACTTATCAAAAGTTTCCCTATGTGGTGGTGAAAAACCGCCCGCAGTGATGCAGTCGTTTACTTCCTCAGTAACGCCACTCATAGGGATTTTTGACACAGTTATCCCGGTACTGATTCATCGAGTACAGAACAAAAACAGAGCAGGATATAAAGGTTTGGGTTAGATAACAAAATCCAGGCTATTTCTGCAACTTGAAAACCTGGTCGGACATATTTAAGACTTCAAACTCAACCGTTACCGATGCGGACACCTTTTGACCTGAGAACTTTAAATCAAAGTTAAATGGACTTTAAGAATAATGTCCGAATAAAAGTGATATAAATTCAATTCAATAACGACTAATAAACGGAATATGTCGAAAATCATTCGCTAATATGACATTTATCATAAATTATGTAATTCCAATAATCGAAATTTGAAGAAATTAATAACCTGACAAAATGAAAACAAATCCAAACGAACCCATAAATCCATGCGAAGTAGGGTTTGAAGATTCTAAAATTATAGGAGAAAGACAGGTAAGCAATACTACCGCACAGGTCAATGGATTAACTAAGCGCGAATATTTTGCAGCATTGGCTATGCAGGGTATATTAGCTGGTCATTATGGCTACTTTGAAGGAAATAGCGATGTTTCTGTGCCTGATGAAGTTGCTAAATATGCTATATATAATGCAGACGCTTTAATTAAAGAACTTAATAAATAACCTGACAGACATGGTAACAGCAAACAACAAAGAAGCCGCTTTAATAATGAAGTGGTTTCATAATGACAGAGATCGGGTATTGAACATCGATCAGCTGATTAATGAAAGGTTTAAAGATTTCCTTTCTCCTTTAGAAGTAACCGAATTGGAATTATTCGTCAATGATGAGTTTCAGGATTCAGATGGGTCGTGGTCCATACCAGACGACATGAAACTGATCGAATCGTATGAACGGCCAAGTTCTATATTTAGCTTTCTTGGTGAGACAATGATTGAAAACTATAAATAATAACCTGAAAAAATGAGTACAGATTTAGTAAAAATTAACGCATCCGATTACGGACTTGAAGAGAGTAAAGCCGCCGAAATTAAAGCAATGTTTCTTCCAATGTTAACTAAAATGGATGAACTTGAAAACCATTACAATGACATTCTTAAACAGGAAATCAACCCTGAAACTTGCCAGATGGCAAAAGACCTGAGATTAGTTTATGTCAAAACCAGAACAGGAACGGCAGAAATTCACAAGAAAATGAAAGCTTTTTATCTTGCCGGCGGTCGTTATGTTGATGCTTTCAAGAATATTCAGGAAGCCGCAAGCGGTGAAAAGGAAAAAACACTCAAAGCGATTGAAGATCATTTTGAGAATATGGAACGCGAACGGACCGAAAAACTTCGCACTGCCAGACTTGAAATGTTAAAGCCTTATACCGAAATCGAACCTCTGGCACTTGGTCACATGGAACAGGCCGTATTTGACAATTATCTTACCGGTGTAAAGCTTGCACATGAGCAAAGAATCGCAG